GGAAAAGGAGCAAACAGCATGATTACCGCAACCATTCACCACCCAGAACCGGGCGAAACAAATTCGTTCACAACTTGCATGGGAATCATGGGCCAGATGCAATATCACTGCGCTGAAACCGGAGATAGAGGCGGCGCGATTATCGTCACCCGCGAAGAAGCCCTGGCGCTTGCAGCGGCTTTTGCAAGGCTTGCGAAGGATATTGAGGGTTCAGAGAAAATTGCACGGCTGGGGAATATGGGGGAAGTGGCGTGACTCACACAAAATGTTCTCAGGCATACCGGCGCCACCGCATCGAAGGCCACGAGCAACAGTGCTTCGCGTCAATCATGGCCATGCGTCATTTAATCGAGTGCTATCAAGGCGCCGTTGTGCGGCATCGGAAGCGGTTGATCGTAGCGCTTAAGAATATGGAGGGGAAATTGTGAACACATCACCGCACGACCGGGATGCAGACCGTCACGCCGACGAGCTTGGCCAAGATGCAGCTCGATCAGATTTCGCAGAGCAGGAGTTTATCGACCACCGCGAAGAATTGGCCGCTCAATTACTGGCAGGTCTTGAGCTTTACGCCTGCGGTAAGCCGCTACTGGCCTTTGATGATGTGCAAGAGCGGGTTTACAGCGAGTACACAGATCAGTTTACCGCGGCGCTCAAGTTGTGCTCAGTCAAGCCAGTAGAAGGCGGCGCGGCAATAGCGAGAATCTTTGAGTCAGCGGCTCAGGACGTGGTGGACGATTTCGAAATCGCGTTCCGGGCTGATTATGAATTGGATTTTGATATGAGGGATGCAGCGTGAGCCAAGTAGCAGTAATTCAGCAGTTTCAGCAAGAAATGCAAAATCAGAGCGCGGAGCTTGCAGTGATTTTGCCAGATCATCTGTCGGTTGAGCGGTTTATGAAGACCACCACGATGGCAGTCCAGAACAACCCCGAGCTGCTAAATGCAGATCGCCAGAGCCTGTTTAACAGCTTGCTGCGCTGTGCCGGTGACGGGCTTGTACCGGATAACCGTGAAGCGGCACTGGTTGAGTTCAAAGCGAATCTTGGCACAAAAGAAGCGCCGAACTGGGGCAAGAAAATTCAGTACATGCCAATGGTTGACGGGGTACTGAAGCGCGCCAGGCAGTCTGGCGAGGTGTCGCTCATAACGGCCCGCGCTGTCTATCAGAACGACCAGTTTGATTACTGGGTGGATGAGCACGGCGAGCACATCAATCACCGCCCTCTGTTCACTGGGGACCGCGGCCCGATGATTCTGGTGTACGCCATGGCAAAAATGAAAACCGGCGATGTCGTCATTGAGCCTATGACCATGGCAGACATTGAGAGGGTGAAAGCGTCCAGCAAAACAAGCGGCTTTGGTCCCTGGAAGATTGGTTTGACCGCATGGCCCTGAAATCTGCCCTGCACCGCTTGGCGCGGCGCCTGCCGAACAGCAGCGAAATTATGGAAATGCTGGGCAACGACAACTGGATGTATGAAATGAACAGCAAAAAGAGCGGGATGTGTCGCCGGCAGCATCAGGGCGGCCAGCACTTGAGCATTACCCGGCTGAGTCGTTCGTCAAGAACTTTGATAAGTGGCAGACGATTGTCGAGAGCGGCAAGAAATCAGCCGGCGAAATTGTGGCGATGCTGGAAAGCAAAGCCGTTCTGAGTGATGAACAGCGCGAACAGATTCTGGCGCTGGAAACGGGAGAAGTAGCATGAAGATTTTAGCGGGAATGGTTCAGGGTTCGGATGTTTGGCTTGCAGCCAGAAGTGGCAAGCGCACAGCCAGCGAGGCCGCTGCGGTGTTTGGTGACCACAAGTACATGACGCGCAATGACCTGTTAAAGCAGAAATCTACCGGCCTTGTGCCGGAGGTTGGCGCGCACCAGCAGGTCATATTCGATAAAGGTCACGCATTCGAAGCAATGGCGCGGCCCATCGCAGAGGAAATTACCGGAGAAGAGTTGTTCCCTTGTACCTGCGTTGATGATGCCGGTATCTACCTGGCCAGCATGGATGGTCTGGATATGCTCGGAGAGATCGGTTTCGAGCACAAGAGCCTGAACGAAAAGCTGCGCACCGCAACCGCCGAAACGCTGGAAGAACACTACAAGCATCAGATGGATCACCAGATGATGGTGACTGGCGCCGAGAAGATTTTATTTATGGCGAGCAACGGCAGCAAAGAGGATTGCGTGTGGTTCTGGTACGATCGCGACGAAAAGCGGATCGAGCGCTTGATTGCAGCCTGGGAGCAATTCGCCAAAGACCTGGCCGAGTACGCACCGGCAGAAGCGGAAGCTCCCAAAGCCGAAGGCAAAGCCCCTGAATCGCTCCCTGCCCTGGTTGTTCGTGCCAGCGGCATGGTTGAGGCGTCGAACCTGAAAGAGTTTGAGGCCATTGCCCGCGCCACTTTGGCCGGCATAAATACAGACCTGCAAACAGACAACGATTTTGCGGACGCTGAGAAAGCCGTGAAGTTCTGCACCGATGTTGAAAAGCGGCTGGACGGTGCGCGTGAAAACGTCCTTGGCCAGATGAAAACCGTTGATGAAGTGGTGCGCTCGATTGATGCGATTAAGGAAGAGACTCGCCAGATTCGTTTGAAGCTGGGCAAGGCGGTTAAGGATCAGAAGGAATCGCGGAAGCTGGAAATCCTGAACACTTCCCGCCAGGCATTCAACGACTTCACTCACAAGCTGAGCGTTTCGAAGTACATGCCTGCCATTAACGCAGACTTTGCTGGCGCCATGAAAGGCAAGAAGACGATCAGCAGTCTGCAATCGGCCTGTGATGACGAAATGGCCCGGGCCAAGATTGAAGCGAACGAGATTGCTGGCGTTATATCGATTAATCGGGATTACATCAACGAAGCGGCGGCAGATTACCGCTTTCTGTTCAACGACTTTGGCCAGCTGTGCCAGAAGCCGGCAGATGATTTTGCGGCCATCGTGAAATCGCGCATCGCGGATCACAAGCAAGCTGAACACGACCGCATGGAATCTGAGCGGGCCAAGATTCGCGCTGAGGAAGAAGTAAAGGCGCGGCGTGAAGCTGAAGCGACTGCACAGAAAGAAGCGGCGGAGCGCCAGCGGGTAGCGGATCAGCAGCGCCAGGCTGAGCAGGCAGCGGAGGTGGTTCAGCAGCCGGTGGCAGAAAGAACAGTTCAGCCAGAAGTGGTGCAGCCAAAGGTGGCGCCGGCAAAGCCAAAGAACATGGCGCGACCACGACCAACGGCCAGAGAAATGGCAGCGGTCATTGCTGAATATTACGGCGAAACGCAGGCAGTCGCTCTTACCTGGATTATCGAAGCTAAAGAAAAGGCGGCAGCATGAGCATCGAGCAAGATTTGGTACTCCGTGAATACTGGATTGGATACCTGCGCGAACGCTCGCTGGAAGCCCTGGGCGAGCGATTCCACATCACCCCATGCGCTATATGGTGCATCGAGAAACAGGCCAGCAACGGCAGGAAGGATGCCAGGAACGCGCAGATCAAGCAGCTTCGGGCGCAATACCGGGCAGCCAGGCGCAATCAGATGCCGAAGTTCCACATTAAAGCGATCGCCAAGCGCAACGGTGTGTGTGAGGCGACCGTTACCCGGCGACGGATGGCGGCGATTGAAGCCAAGGCGCAAGCGGTTTATGACCGGAGGATTGCAGCATGACCAAGCCACTACTCATCAAGGCGCAGGAATCCGAAGCACTGCGCCTGTACCAAGTCGGACTGAAGGCGGGCCGCAGGGCTCGCAAGTTGACGCCTGATTTCTTGTCGATAAAGCACGACATCAGCACTCGCTCAATACGCAGGATTGCCGGCAAGGGCTTGGCTCACGCATTCGGCTCTGCGGCTTATCAGGACATATCACACGACGCCCTGACGGCATTATGGGCCGACATATCAGAGCGTGACCGGCAGCGGAGCATTCGGGCCGAGCATTCGGTGAAGGTGATTTCTGACGAACTAGGCGTTTGCCCGATTAAGTTTCAAGCGCGAATGGATTATCTGACCAAAAAGAGGTGCCAGGTCGCGGGCCGGTGCGGGATAGCAGGCCGGAGGCGCCGGACTTTGTGCGCGCTTTTGTGACAATGCCGGCGATCAATCCGGGTCAGAGTCTCGGTTATTATGGGCATGGATAAGGTGAATGTGATGAGTGATAGCAGAGAATTACATTGGGCAGAAGTAAACCCAGGTCTTGCCGATCAGTATCGGGCAGAGGCGCTATCTACCAGAAAAATTTGGGGCTCCGAGAATTTGCGCAAAATGTATCTCCCT